TGACCGGATGCTGTTTTGGCGGATTTACGGCTCGCGGGACCGTTGGTCTGTGCTGAACGCTTCATGGCGGTTCAACAGATTGATGTATATGTGTGGGAGCCCTCTCATACATCAGGAGAGAGACTGTACATCTTGCGCTACTCGAAAGAGTGGTCGCACCGATACCTACTAGGGGGAGTCCGAAGACATCTCATGCAGCGTTTCCGCTGGTGATTGACGCCATCTTCCTGAGGTCCTAGTATCGTGTGTTCTGGTTTCCACCTGTGCTCTCGGAGCATACCCGTGCAGTCGTTCGACATTCCGAACAGATTGGTCGTCAGGTCGACTTGATATCCAACTGTGCTGTTCTTAGTACGGAAGTATTAAGGCACCGCTTGCGCTACGAACGGTCTTGCACCGTGAATGAGCGATTAGCGGGCACTGCTATCGCAGCATGCCACCGTTTTGGGTAATGAGGCGCAGACCCCATGATTTCTACGTGGTTCCACGTAGCAATTTAACGTCTTGCTAAGGACGTCAGACACGCTTCACTGCGTATCATTCGAAAAGCGACTCCACAAGTCCTACGTGTGACGTAGGTCCAGCACGAAGCATCGCAAACCCTTGCTCTAAAATACTCTCAGGGAGATTTCGGAGCTTAGCCAGCTTTGCTCGTGCGCGACGACTACGTGCTTGATAGGGTACCTGGTATGATTGCATCTTGGCCATGATGTACTCCCAGGCGTCTACACGCACAACCGGTGCCCGTGCGCACTTCCATGCGTACGGGGACGCGTTCACAACACGAAAAGCGGGATTGGCCAAAGCATAGAGCATGCTTGCAATCGACCGCTGGAGCGGAGTGAATAACGTCGTGAATCCTGCGGGGCGAACTACACCCATACCGCCGAGCGACTTGGCGATAAAGAGATTACGACCTTTAGTCTCTAGTGTAAGTTCTGAACCATGCTCAGTGATGAAGCTCGAGAGGAGCTCCTTCTGACGACCCGGCAGAGCGCCGTCCATCAGAGCATTGATCACCGCACAGAGGGGCGCGTCCGCGACCTCTGGATCTTCGATATCGGCGCCAACGCGCGCGATTTCCTTGCCATGTTCACCAAGGACTTTGTGTTGTCCAAAGTATAGGCCAGTGTTCAGGAAATTGATCTGAGTAGGTGTACTCTTTTCTGAACGAAGATCGAATTCGAAAGATGTTGAGTTGACATTTGCATATGAACTGTGCAAATAGGTCTTGCCAACTGACATCTTCAGTCCAACTGAGGCGCCCAGAATGGCGTGCAGTTCGAATTGTTCGTCGGTAGCACAGTAGAGAATATCGTCGCCGTTGATAAGAACCTTATCAGTGGCGGACCAAATATCCTCAACCGTTGGTGTTGCTGTCAGAACAGTTGACAGATACAGACCAAGATTCGCAAGGCAAAGGATCGGAAAGCTAAGAACGCTTCCCATCAGTTGACCATTCTGCTGATCAACAGGCAGAATATCGGGTTGACCCTCGATATGCGGATAGTGGCATGTGTGCGGCTTGAGAACCGCACGGTAGACATCGGCGTCCCAGTCGTCAAGGTCGACGATGAGACGTTCAAGGATGGCTGCGCCGAGTCGGGCCGACAGGTTGTCGGTCGACGCTTCGTAGTCTCCTGAAAACCACTTGTGTGTGGTTCCTTTGATGGCTATATCCATCAGATCCGTCGCCGATACTGGGCGACCGATCAATCGAAAGCACGGCATCGCACGCATGATCGTGTGCAACGCTCGCTGCAGTCCTTTCGAGTAGAAGTAAGGCGCAGACGGCCCTTTGGAGATGACGCGTACCTTGAGGGGCTCAAGTACTGCTTGTATCATCGCCGGAAGCCGTCCACCATACGAGTTGGTGTCATCCAATGCCCATTGATGGAGTCGTTGGTTCCATTCTGCATGCAGAACAGGATCAACATACTCATCAATGACCGAATTGAACACCACGTCCGGACCGGACCCTCGTATCACAGCATCGCTAGCGCGAACCGATCGATCACGATTGACGAGCGAATGCTGTACCTCACGCATACGCCACAGTTCCTTAACCTGTGGCACGAAGCGTACACCGCCGGACGGCGGTGCCCCGATAGCAGAATCATACAGACGG